ATGTACGTAGAACAAGCATCTGGTAAAAAGAAGAAAAGTGCTTCTAAGAAAGTCAACAATACACGTTCCAATGACGAATTTGTAAAGGATGGACTTATAAGCAAACCTGCTTCTGCGATAGCAAATGCAGCTAACGCATTATCAATGATTCCTATGATAGCACCCTATGCCAAAGCTACTTCAATGGTTGCTACGCGTATCGGCCAAGTTGCCAAAATTTTTGGTTATTCCCGTCCACAGGTTCTCAATGATACTGTACCATATGTTCCACGGTATATGGGTAATTTGTCTAATACTGATACGCCAGAGCCTTTGGTTAAATTATCTGTTGATTCAAAAAATGAACTTAGTATTGATACAAGGGTTATGGGACTTGGTGGTGAGGATGAACTTGCTATTTCTGCGATTGCGCAACGTCCTTCGTTTTGGCAACAATTTGATTGGGATGAATCGGCTACGTCCGATTCTTTATTAGCTTCTATGTTAGTCACTCCTTCATTAGTTAGAACTTTGGCAGCTTCGCCAGTTACGGAGATTCATCCCACAGCTCTTTCTTTTGCTGCACAACCTTTTAGTGCTTGGCAAGGTTCTATTAAGTTTAGGTTTAACGTGGTATGTTCAGAATATCACCGCGGTAGGTTGAGGCTAGTATATAATCCTAAATCTAATAACGCTGGTCCGGTTGCTTATAATCAAGTTTATTCCACTATCATTGATATTTCAGAAGATAGAGATTTTGAATATGAAGTGAAATGGGCTGACATAAGAGCCTGGAATATTACATATGGTGCCAACGCTGCACAATTGCTTAATACCTTTGACACTGATGCTAATGTAACGGCTGGAGATGAATATGACAATGGTAGTTTGACTATTTACGTTGTGAATGAACTTGCTACACCGAGCAACACATCTGCTGCGGTTAAAGTTCAAGTATGGGTAAGTGGAGGAGACGATATTGCTTTTGCAGTACCATCTGCTCTTAACCTTGAAACAGTGTCTTATTTTCAAGAACAAAGTGATATCGCACCTTATGTTCCACAATCGGAGGAAGCTCCTGATGCTCTTGCTACATCCACAGATGAATCTAATGCTCCTCTTTGTTCCAATCAAATAGAATCTTTTGGTTCTGCATCAGATATGATTATGGACGACAACCAATATTTGGTGTATCAAGGTGAAAGAATAGTGAGTTTTCGCGATTTATTACGAAGATATGCTTATCACACCTCATTTTGGCCAGGTACCGTTGGTAGTGGGATTCGTCTGGTTCGTATGAATCTAACGGATTTTCCTTATTATAGGGGATGGGATCCTAATGGATCTGATGCAGGTATTCCAAGTTCAGGTGGTTCAGCTCCTTTTAGTTTCTGTAGCACTACTTTGCTTAATTATTTGGCCCCTGCATTTGTTATGCGGCGTGGGGCTTTACGGCATAAAGCTATTATAAGTGATATGAGTAATCCAGGTAGAGCTGGAACATTAGCTGTTGCCCGACATGAAGTTGTTGGTACAAATAATTCTGTTACTTCATCTTCTCTTGATGGTGCAACTGTTGGTGCTAGACGTTCTGGAATGCTGGAATCTTTGCGTACGTCTCTTGGTGGAACGGCAATAACACCTATACCTAATAACCCATGCTTGGAATATGAAACTCCATTTTATACTGTGGGCCAAAGATTTGTACCTGCAAGAAATCTTAATTACCAATCCCGGTTCCATTTGGGGCATGAGCTTTCAACTGAATTTCGTAATAACGTTGGCAATACTAACGTTCGTATTGATAAATACATTTCTACAGCGGAAGATTTTCAATTGGGTCTCTTCATAGGTGCTCCAGTATATTATACGTACGGTAATCCCACCGCAGTCTAAATTATTTGGGTTTGATTATGACTATTTGTGTGGAATTTTATATATTTATGTTTATATATATTACATATAGGGATAGACGACAGTCTTTAAAATGTCGTAAAAGATTTTCTCATTTAGAGAAAATCAGAATACTGCTCGGCGGCTGAGCAGGGGTATGAATACTTATTCATTCCTGGATGAGATGTGTTTACATCTTACGTTGTACTATTTGTAGTTCAAAGGTTTTATATACGAAACCCTAGTAAGATGTTAGCATCTTATTTGGGTTTTGAATTTTTACTTTGAGTCGCAAATTTCTATAGCGTATGTCCAAAATTGTATATTTTGATATGTAGTGTTCTTATGAGGTTAATAAATCCTCGCGTGACTACATAACTAAATTTGGGCCGCTCACCCAAAAAA